GAACATCACGTAATAGATTTTTTACATCACCTAATTGTACTTGTGAGTTTACAACACCTAATTCTAATAACTCTCTATATGCTTCATTTGCTTCTGCTGTTCCTGCTCTACCAGGTAATTGTAACTTACCAAATGCATCTTTAAACGCTCTACCAACCACAGCAGGGTTTTCAAATAATATACCGTTTGCTGCAGAAAAACCTGTAGCAGAAAATAAATTTCTAAAGTGTGTAACTGGTGCAAGTATAGTTTTTGCTACCTGTGATAATGCTTTTGGAAATAATATTAAATTTCTGTATCCCCATGTCAAACCTTTTTCAACACCTGTTGCACCTGGTCTTGCCTCTAACAAAAACTTTAATGCTCTCGATGTGTCCCCTAATCCTTCAGCTATCGCTTTTGTAGTAAACTTACCTGCAAGTGGATTAACTGTAAACTCATCTCTAAAAAATGATGTGAGATATTTATCTAATTCTACTATCTCTTGATTAGGTAGAGCCTCTGCTGCCTCTAATGCATCATCAAAAAAGAAACCTCTTGCACCAGCAGGTGTGTCTTTTGTAACTGCTTTTTTTATAGCCTCATCATTTTTTGCAATTCTTTCAAACAATTCATTTTTTCTAGCTATTGCAGATAGCTTTGTCATACTATTATATACAGAAAATCTTGGGTCCTCTATCTTACCAAACAATTCTTGTATTGCTTTTCTATCTTTACCCTTTGTCTCCGCTAGTAAACGTGCTGGTTTTATTTGATCTGTCACAACATTTTTAAAAAATTTATCTATCTCTGGTCCTTCATCTGCAGCTGTGTCTTTTACATATTTAAAAGGTAATCCTCCTGGAGATTTTTGTTTTTGTGCAGATTTAATAACTGTATCCACCATGCTTTGCGCTTGAAAATCTGTAAGTTGCTTACCATTTTTAGCTGCGTATCTTTTAAAAAAATCTTTTGTGCCCTCTATTGCTTCTTCTGTGGGCGCGTATCTCATGAATGGTAGCACAGAGTTGTCTTCAAATATTCTATAGGTGTTACCAAGATAATCTTTTACCCTGTCACCCATTAATGACTGTAATGTTTTTACATCTTTTGGTGCGTTTGATGACGCGTTAATTAATTGTGTAAAGGTTCTTCTTGCACCGTTCAAAGTTTCAAACAAAGATTTTATGGTTTCATCAGATGCGTTGTTGTCTTTTAATAATTTATATACAGCAGCTGATTTTTGACTTGGTATCTTTTGACCTATGTTACCAGCAAACAATAGATCATTTAGTTCTTTATATATGTCCGCTCTTCTTTGTGTGCCTGATTTATCAAATAAAAATTTAAATGTAGGAAACATGGTATCCACTTGTCTATCTATATTTTTAACCAGCTCCATGGCTCTGTTTGTATCTGCCATGGTAGATCCCATCTCTGCCATCTTTGCTTCAAATATCTCTTGTGGCTTTGCACCTCTAGCTCTTAACGCAGAAAATGTTTTATTAAAAAACTGATCTAGTTTAGAATTACTAAACTCTATTCTTTTACCACGTGTAGCCGCCGCTTTGATTGCTTTACCTGTGCCATATACAAAAGGTGTGATTAACAAAGACTCAGAACCAAATTTAGTTCTGTTCATTAATTTTTTAAATGCATCTTCTCTACCACCCTCGTCTGTGGTTTCTTCTAATTGTGTAGGACCTGCCTCAAACAAATCACCAAATGTCCCTATGTCTTCTACATCTGCAACAAATGCTTCACCTGCTGCACCACCTGCAACACCTGCTACAAATTTTTTTCTACCAATTGTTTTATTAAAATCAGATGCTTTTTTTGCAGCTTTTTGTGCATTTAAACCAGATGCGTTCATGTAGTTACCAGCTTTTTTTGCTTTGACAGCACCACTTGCTAGTTTAAAACCAACTGTGCCTGGCACACCAACCTGTACTAATGTTTCTGCTATCTTACCAATAGCTCTGTCATCTGCAACCTCTTCAAAAATATTAATTGCATCAAACGCTTTTTCTACTTCTGCAGCTGTATCTGTATCAAAACCTAAATCAATAAGCTCTGCACCAAGAGATATAACACCCTCTGGTACTTTAATTATACCTGATGCTATACCAGCCATCATAGCTGTGATTGCACTTGTTTCTGAACTTTGTTCTTGTGGGGTAAGGTCAAAGTAGCCGAATGGATCTATTTCTTTAGCCATTTAACCTCCTATAAAAGAGCTAATAATTCTGGTGGATTTACTACTACTTCAAGTTCATTTGTTATCTCTACAATATCACCTGTTTTTGGATCAAAATAAATACCTGGTGGTTTGTTTCTTGTAATGTATTGATCATTTTTTGTTGATTTCGTTATTCGTCCTTGAACCATTTTTTTTATATTTTGTTTATTTAAAGCTTCTTCCATTTTAGGTTTAGTAACATACTCAAAATTAGCTAGTCTTCGTGCTTCTTGAGATGGCAACCCGTCAACAATATAGAGTTTTTCTCTGTCATCAATTAATCTTTGTAAGTTAATTGATTTACCTGTTTCATCTATTTTATTTAATCTGGCTGTTTCTTGAATTATATTTTTTTCTGTTGCTCCATCTGGAAATTTTTCTGGGTTTGCTTTTATATTAACAATTGCTTTTCTTCTATTCATTAAAATATTTTTACTTGGTGTCGCGTCTTTTAAAGCTTGACCAAGACCCATTGAAACAGCACCTTTTCTAATAGCCGCTTCTCTTGCATCATCTCTTTTTACAAATTGACCATAACCAGCAGCTAATGCTTCTTTTATAGGTGTGCCTTGTACTAATGCAGCGCCAACTGCACCAAGTGGTAATCTTGTTTTAGGTGTAAACTCTCTTAACAGTGGTTCAAATTGTTCTATATAATCTCTAGCGCTTTGACCAACCATAGCTGGACTACGAGTTCCATTAGCTAGTTGCTCTCTATCTTTAAGGCCAGACATGATACCATCATTAGCTGGTCCACCTCTTCTGAACATTGGTCTTTTTAAAGTTCTGGACATTAATTTTGTCCTCTAAATATTCTTCCGTATATATCAGCACCCATTAATCCAAAACCTAAAGCTTGTGATAGTGGACTTGTTTGTGCTACAGCTGGTGCTTCACCTATTTCAGTTCTACCTGCACCCATGCCACCCATTAGTCCCATGACGCCTGATCCTAGCATATTTAATCTTCTTTGTGGATCTTGAACAGCCATCTGTGCTGCTTGTCTTTGTGCATCAAGAATAGCTTGAGTCTGTGCTTGTTGAGCTGCACCTAATGTGCCAAGACCAGATATCTGCGCTCTGCTAAAGTCTTGAGCTGCTGTACCTAATCCTCTTTGTTGATTAGATATACTCATCTGGTTAGCAAGATCTTGTTGTCTTCTTGCTGCTGCGTTTTGAAAACCTTGTTGTAATAAATTTGATTGTATGTTTGCTCTGTTTCTTGCTTGGTTAGATAAAAACTCTGCTTGTAATACACCCTCTCTACCACCACCAAATGCACCAGGTGTACCCAAAGTATTTGCTGCTTGTTGTGCTTTTTGTATTTGTGTTTGTCTGTCAAACTCTTGTAACGTTGCATCGATTACTTGTTGTTGATATGGCGATTGATAGGACGCTATTGATCCTGCACCTGTACCTGCACCTGTTCCTGTTAGTGCAGTTGCTGCATCTGCAGCTGTGGTTGCTTTTGTTAAAAACGGTTGAAAAGATCCTAGTCCTTTTGTTGGATCAATCGCTTGTGCATAAGCTGCTGTTTGTAATGGATCTTGTGCTGCAACTTGCGGTGCAAGTTCTGCCATGCCTGCTCTTGTAATATTAAACTGTTGTGCTTGTGCTTGTCTTTGTGCAAACTGTGCAGCTGTTTCACCAGGTTGTTGTGTTGTTGCCGTTGTAACAGTTGGTAATCCAGCTTGTCTTGTAAGATCTGCTGCATAAGTTTTACCTAACGCTTCCACATATTCTGGTGGTAGTTGTCTTGATTCTGTAATACCACCTGTTTGATAGCCCACTCTACCACCAACTGCATAAGCTGAAAATCCACCTCCTAAATCTGATAATTTTTGATCTAGTTCTGCTAATGTTTCATCACCAGTTAAATTTGCAAATTCATTAGGATAACTCATTTCCATTTCTTTTAATATATTTTGATAAATTGATCTTCCCAATCCAGGTTCTACTTCTCTACCACCAGCAAAACTACCAAATTTTTTTTCATCAGCTAACATTTTTTGCACTTGTTGCTCTGCAAAATTTGAAGAGATTTGATCAAATGATAAACCTTGATCTACACCTTTTTTTAAAAAATCTAATTTCTCTTGTTGTTGTGTTATGTTAGGTGACAATGAAGGAATGCCTCCTAAATCTATCATGCCTGCCTCAGTAAAATCAGGTATTAGATCTTGACCAGACATTCCTGCAGATTTTTGTTTACTTCTTAAAGATTCTAATTGATTTATAAAATCTTGTGACAATTTTGGTAAAGGTGGTGGTGTGTAATCTGCAGAGGGACCAGGGCTAAAAGGTCTTTCTACCACTCCATAACCTTGTCCAAATGAAGAACCACTAAGTTCTCTAAGTTTTTGTCTGCCTGCTTCTTTAGCTTCTCTATTAAAAACATTACCAAACGCTTGTTGTCTAGCTGCCGTTAGTTCTGCCGCTCTTTGTCTTTGATTTTCTCTGTTACGAGCTATATTTTCAGCAAGTGAACTGCCCATTGTAATCCCACCTGTTTGATAATATTTTCTATCCATTACACAACTCTCTTCTCTAATTTTTTCATAGTATCATACATCTTTTGTGCTCCCTTTTCAATGCTGCCGTTACCTGCTCCTCTAACCGCGTCAGCAGTAAATACAAATTCGTTCTTAGATAACATGGCTGGCACGTCGTCTGCTTTCTCTTTAATACCCACAGGCACAAATCCACCCTTGTCTCTATAGTCTCGTTCCATGACACCAGCTTTATTTGTTCTCATAATACCTGTTGGCATACCACCACTCTGTAAATTGTATCTAGCAATAAAAGCATCTCTACCAGCATCATCTAGTGCAGAATACTCAGGATCTGTTTTAAAATAATTGTCCATGTAAGTTCTCATTTTTTTACCAACGCTTTCTCTTCTTGCAGCTAAATATTCATCCATAGTTTCACCAGGTTCTTGTTCTCTAAAATCTCCTTGAAAATAACTTGCTAATAATGAAGCACCAGCTGAAAGACCACCCGCAATTAATTGTCCTTTAATACCTTTTGGCAAATCTTTTAAAACATTTTTTGCTCCTGTTTTTAAAGTTTCTACAACTCCTTTTTTACCCACAGTTTGCATTTCGCCACCTAAAGCATCGTCTGCACCAAAAACTTTTTTAGTTTCTCGTCCATCAAATATATTACCAGCTTTTGTTCTTACATCTCCTGCAAGTTTTCTAGCTCCCTCCATGCCTTCTCCAAAATAATCTTGTGTTCCAGGTATTTGTCCTGCAAGTTTACCAAATGCAGCTGTAGCAAAACCTTGTTTTAACGCATCACTAATACTACCTCGTTGATCAAACCTACCTATACCTCTCATCAGCCCTGCAATACCAGGACTAAATGGTGCAACAAACGGTGCAGCTTTGACTGCAATATTTGCTAATTCATTTGGTATAAGTTTTCTAAATCTATCTTTTATTTTACTACCAAGACCATACTTTTCTCTTGGGACCGCGTTTGTGATCCCACCCATATTACGTAACTGTCTTGGCATTTGTGCTCTTGTGATCATATATATTAAATATTGTTTATGTTAAAAGGCAGGAATTTCACCTGAGTTTATACTATTACTCGCTTTTTGCGAGTAAATCAAGACTATGATACAACCGTTCTAGGTGTTACTTGCATAGCCGATAGGATTACATGAACCCTATTTGCATTGGCAGCTGCCACTTTTATTATCTCTCCAGTTTCAGCCACTAATGGATGTGTTAATATTTCAATAGGTTCATTTGCCTGAATTACCTTTTGAAAGACAATACTGAACACAGCGTCACTAGTATTTGTTAGTGTTATCGTTACACTACTACCACTACCAGAGTCGTCTGATACTAGTATTGATTTTATAATAGCTGTTGTAGCAGATGGCACAGTGTATAAAGTTGTAGTTGCGTCAGATGTTAAATCTACTTTTTTATTTATAAAAACGTTTGCCATTATGATCCTAAGAAAAATATAATAGCATCATTGTCATCTGTCTTCTCCTCTTGAAATGTGGTATTTAATTTCTCTATCAGACCATTAAGATCTCTGACAAGAGAAAAGAATACAGATTGATCATACTGCTCTGGTGGTTGCGTTAGTGATTGTACTATCTTAGCCATTTTTCTTTTTAACTCCTTTTATTTTTTTCTTGTTTAATGATGCGTAGAATACCTGTTCTCCACGTTTTTTACCATACTGTTTTTTCATTGATTTCATTATCTTTTTACCTTTTTCATTCAATGACATTATCTTCTACCATCCGGTTGATAATCTATTCTAAATGTGCCTAACTTCCAAAACTGACTGGTGCTAGTGTTCTCCACCTTTAGAGATATCTGTCTTGCTCTCGCACGTGTATCTATTTTCTGTGTGCCGCTGGTTATCGTGAATGGGCCCAGTGTAGAACTAGCTTGGGTGTCATTTGGAAAGTCTCGTAAATTTAATGTGACTCTTGCATCACCAGTCTGTGATAGAAAGTCTGGTATCACCCTTCTTATCTTCATCATGAACTCACCATCTCCAGCCAAACCCTGTTGCCCGATATCAAAATCTCCAGACTCTATGCTTGCTGCGATAGCGGTTGTCTGTCCACCTTTGACCTGATTAAGACCTGTCTCATGTTCGTAATATGTTGATGCGCCATCAGTGTTACCATGAACATAATTAACATCACTGTCATCAGTCTCAGCGCTTGAGTCATATTCTGTTGCGTGTGGTTTACCAAATATTGCAGAATCCTCCCATGAGGTTCTCGCTAGTGTTCCTGAAGTCCATACTGGTCGCTCGGGACTTGAATCCAGATAATTGTATGCTACCATTCTGTTAACAGTACCAGAACCTGAGTTTGGATAAAACCACATGATTTCACCAAACAGGTTATTAACACCAGCATTGATATGTTGTTTTGGTATCGTGTTAATATCATCATAAACGTGATCCTCAACAAGACATGGTAGAGATTCTAGTCTACCAGCGTATCTAAAAAAACCATTCTCTGACATCCAGTACGCGGTACCATCAACCTCAACAGCTGCGTTCTGTCCTATCAATCCACAGTTTGTACCCACCTGTTGGAAGGAGAAAGTAAAAGGTGGACCAACAAACCTCATGGTGAATAGGGCTGTGTCTGTCCATATGTATATCGCGTCACGACCTCTTATCGCACCAACTAGTTTAGAACCATCTGCCAATCTTTGAGTACCAGCGGTGTTAGTCGCTGATGGGGCATAGGTGTTTATATCCTCCTGATCTGAGAATCTTATGAACATCGGATCCTGTGTTGATTTGGTTCCAATGGTTGTCTCTGTGCCAAAAAATATCAAGTGACGATCCGGTGTTGATACAAGACTAAATGCTGATGCGGTTGGTGCTCCTGATATTATTGTGGCCCTGGTGCTGTTGGCAGCTAATGGATTTGAATCCCACTCAAAACTCTCACCGCCATTGATTGTTGCGATAAGTTTATTACCAAGATTATCTAATGACCAAAGTCCAGGTGCTGTTATGATATCTCCTGATGCTGCAGCGTTCCATGCAAAAAAGTTTGATGCGTCTGTTACCGTTGCACCAGATGAGTGTGTTGCAGCTGTCGTACCATTAGCTCCTCTTGTGAGACCAGATAAGGTCCCCCCACTGTTACTAGTATATGTTATAAGTTCTGATCCTATCAATACCGTACCTGAAGATGGAAAAGATGTTGAACTCGCCATTGTCAAACTTGTCACCGAAGCGTTTATTCCTGATGAGAGTGTTGATGTGAATTGACCTGTCTGTTGACCACCCCACGATCCAAGTCCCCAACCTGTGGATGCAACCTCAACAGCTGGTCCCACAGGATAATAATGTTGTACCCTTATGCCACCAGATGTGGACGCACCAGATCCAGACTCGTTTGACTCCATCTCTATTGTAAGAGTGGTGTCTGTTGGTATTGATGTTACCATGAATTTTTTATCTGTAAAATCACCAGATGCAAAATCAGAACCCGTTATGGATGTAAAAGTATCTAATAATATGATATCAAATTTGTTTATGTTGTGTGCAGATGAGAATGTGAGTGTGACAACCTTAGAACCATTTGTTGTGCTGAAAGCATTTGATAAAGATGTTGTCGCTTTGATTGGGTGTATGTCATAGAATATACCACCAGAGTATGCATATAAAATTCTGTTTGTTCCTAAGATAGCATACTTGATACCTGATGTATTTACAAAATGATGAATGGCTGTGGCCCTGCCTGTGATCTGAACAGAACCTAATTGTGACCAACCGCCTATTTTTTCAGGCGTGCCATATCTGAATCTAACGTTATCACCATTGACCCATTGACTCTCGCCGCCTGTTGCGGTCACCTGTTTATTGAATCCTGGTGCAAACTTTACTTTTTGCAACATATTAATCTACCTATGGTTTAGTAGGCCACGTGACGTTTTCACATTTCTCAACAGTGTCCTTACCTGCAGGCAGGTCTCTTAGATCCTGTCTGTATGTTTTCATGTCGTCTGACATGGTCACATCAGATAAAGCATAGTAGTCAGTCTCAGCTAAAAGTTGATTTCTTCTAGATCTAAGTCTAGCTTGTGCTCTTCCTAAAGCACCGTCTGCCCACGCCTGCTCTTCAGCGTCTCTAGCAGCCTCCTCCTCAGCTGTAAACTGCACTCTGTTACCGTTTATGTTATGATATCTTGGCATAGTTTTCTCCTTATAATTTATGTATCATTATTATTTTATTCCGTAAAGGCAAATATCTCCAGCGTCTATATTACCTGTATTAAATATAAATCTAACCCCATTTACTGCGCTTGTGGTATTACAATATCCTCCCGTATATAAGTTTGCAGAGGCTTCGCTTTCTGTGAATGTGCTATTAACAACTGATATAAAATGTTTGACAAATGTGGTTGATGATGGATTGAATAAATGCATATATCCTGAAACGCATTGGTCGTTATCATTACCACAAAGATTTGAAATAGGTTGAGCAGATGTAGATTGTGCTAAATCATCAGCTGTGACATACTCAAAAACTTGTGCGGAGCCATTCTCTAAATGTTGCGCCCTAAAATGTGTTGTTGTTTTAGTCACATTATAATTACTACCACCATCAGCTGAAAAATTTACTTGAAACATTTTTTGGTCTGTGCCTGGATGTATATTTTTAAAAGTAAACACATACTCTTTAAAAGTAGAGTCTAATGTCACGTCAGAACTGCCATCAACAAAATCTACGGTAGAACTAGAACTAGCAGTCAACTTTTTAATAAACACCATAGATCCAGTATTCAAAGACCCAAAGGCTGTGACCGATCTAACTGCTCTATCATTAAGTGTAACTATGCTCATTATGAATCCTTTATTCCGTAGAGTTTGATTGTGCCAGCATCTATATTACCTGATGACATTTTAAACTGCACGGCATCTATTGCACTTGTGGTATTTCCATAACCAGCAGTAAGAAAATTAAGATTATATATTCCATAAGATGCTCCACCATCTAAACAAGATGAGGTTTGTGCTATAAAATGTTTGACAAAAGTAGTTGAGCTAGGATTAAATAAATTTAAAGTACCACTAATACCACTATCATTAGCATTATCAGTTTCGTATGAAATAGACTGAAACCCAGTTCCTTGAGCTAAATCTTCTCCAGTATGATATGATAAATTTGTATCATTACCAGCTTCATTATGAAAAGCTCTAAATGCTGTTGTAGTCTTTGTGACATTATAATTTGATCCACTATCTGCACTCATGTTAAATTGTAAATCTTCTCCATCGGCAGATGGATGTATATTTTTAAAAGTAAACACATACTCTTTAAAAGTGGAGTCTAATGTCACGTCAGAACTG